TTAAGAATACTGGTAGTTATTTCTTCTTCGATGAGAATGGTGGAGAAACTTTAGCATCCTTTATTAACGATGGTGCCATTAATCTGTTTTATGATGGTGGTAAGAAATTTGAAACTACACCCACCGGTGTAAACATTACAGATGACCTGAATGTTGCTGGTGTTTCCACATTTGCTGGTAATATAAACGCGAATGGAAATATTGTTGGTGATAATGCTACAAGTATTTTAGGTATCAACTCTGTTACCGCAATAACATACTTTGGTGATGGTTCACAACTGACTGGCTCTGGTGGTGGTACCCTTATTCAAGGTATCTCCATTGAAGAAGAGGGAGTTAATGTTGGCACAGCTGGGTCAATTAAAACTATCAACTTCAAAGGTGCAAAGGTAACTGCTGCTTCAGTTAATGCCACAAAAGTTGATGTCACAGTTAATACTGGTCTTAATACAGAAGGAACATCTGGTTTCGTTAATCTATTTGTAGCTGGTGTATCCACATTTACGGGTGATATAAACGCGAATGGAAATATTGTTGGCGATAGTGCTACAAATATTTCTGGTATTAATTCAGTAACTGCAGGCACTTACTTCGGTAATGGTGTAAATCTAAGCGGTATTGTCACTTCGCTTGTAGCAGGTGCCAATATTTCGATAAGTGGTGCTACCGGCCAAGTCACTATCGCTGGTCTTGCCAATACTGCTAATGTAACAGCCAATACCTTGACTGTATCAGGGTTCTCAACATTTGCAAGTGCGTCTTTTAGTGGTAATGTAACTATCGGTGGAACGCTTACTTATGAAGATGTCACCAATATTGATTCTGTTGGTATTATTACCGCAAGAGCTGGAATTAGAATCGGAACAGGTGGCACAGTTGGACCTGTAGGATCTGGTATCGTAACATACTTTGGTGATGGTTCACAACTAAGTGGAGTTCAGGGTGGTAAATGGGAAGAAACTGATGTAGGTATCAATACATCTTCAAATGTTGGTATCGGTACTACAAATCCCATTCACAAACTAGAAGTTGTTGGTGACACTAACCTAACTGGTAATCTAAATGTAATAGGAATTACTACCATAAATGGAAATAGTGTTCCATCCATCGGAATGGTAATTGCCCTCAGTGGTTTCTAATAAATAACTAAAAAGTACTAATACAATGGCGGAGTCATTTACAAATTCACTGACAAGGGCTGCGGGTATTGTAACCTCAAGTAATAACGGTTCTATTGGTATTACCACTTCCCTTATTACCGGAATCTCAACCACTGGGATTTCAGTTGGTGATATGGTAAAAACAACATTCTTTAGGGGTGGGTCAAAAGTTTCTGTGATTGGAGCAGGTCAAGTAAATCTTGACAGAACATCTACCAATGTCAGTGCAAAGGCTGGTCAAACTGTTACATTCATGGGTAAGACCACTGCCTTTACAGCAACCGAAAAATCAATTTTGGTTGGTGGCACTTTCGCAAACCTGACTGATAATACGATTCATGTGAATGTAGAAGTTGGAATCGGCAATACCTTCGCAAATATCGCAAACAATATTCCTATTCCTCAAGGTAGTTCATTCGTTATCAGTGATGCTGGTAAGACAATTTTGAGAGCTAATGAAGTAATTAATTTGTATTGTGATACAGCGACAGCTGTGGATTCTAGTTTGAGTATTCTTAGTGGGGTTCAATAATGGGTCTTGGTAATAACGGATATATTGGAAGATCTCCTGGAGATTCTTCTGTAATTGTAAGAAGACAGGTATATCAACCAACCGGGGTTCAAACTTCATTTACATTTGAATCTGGTTATGACAACAATTTCTTTGATGTCTTTATTAACGGTGCGAAGCAGATTAAGTCCATTGACTTTACTGCAGTCAATAACACAACATTCTCTTTAACATCACCAGCACAAAATGGTGATGTTATTGAGGCTATCGCTTATAAAGCTTTCAATGCCACAAATAATGGTGTGGGTATTCAATCTGCTGGAGTGCGGATTGGAGAACCTTCAACTCTAAATTTTATTGGTGCAGGAAATACATTTAAAGTTAGGGAAGCTGGTGAGGTTATTGATATCTCCATTCAAGGTGGTGGAGGAGGAGGTGGCGTCGGCACTGCCATTAATTATCCAAATGGAGATTCAAGCCCATTTAGTTTCATTAATGCAACAGCATTCGTAAATCAAGATATTGTTTTAGATACAACTACTGCTGGTGCAGATCATTCTTACGTTGTTGTTCAGGAGCCTCGATTAGTTGTTTCAGTTGGTGCTGCTGTTACGGTGGGACTTGGTAAGACTATGGTAACTGATCTATATCAACTCGGTGATCTCTAATAAATACAACTAAAAGATATAAGTAATGTCGGCAATTAATGTAAATTCAATTACAGGAAGGACCGGAACTCACGGTCCTGTGCTGACTGGTGTGACCACGGTAACTGGTGGCACTCTAAATACCGCATCACTTAATGTAACTGGTGTCACCACTACTGTTGGACTATTAGATGTCAATGGTAATCTTGACGTAGATGGTCACACAGAATTAGATGACGTAAATGTTTCTGGTGCTTCTACATTTGCTAACGTAAGTATTTCTGGTGCTTTCAATTCCGATAGTAACGTTGGTGTTCAAACAACTTTTCCAACATCATCTACACTTGTAGGTGCTGCTAGTTCTCTAATCGGTCTATATATTGGTGATGGTCATCTATTGTT